GAGCCCTGTATCCAGCCGCACCGGACGGCCACGGTCAGCACCGACAAGGCGGCGAGCACGACCAGCGTGACAAGGACGATAAGCAAGGTGACCTCAGGGCCGTTCATGACTGCCTCCGCGGCATGCCCGGCGTGACCGTGATCGCGGCGTCAGGGCCGCGGATCGCGCGAACCCAGTCGGCGAAGCTCATCCCCTCCGGGCACCGGGCCCGGATGTGGTCTTCCTCGCCGTAGCCGCGGGCGCTGGCCTCGTAGCTCTCGGCGCAGCAGGGGCCGACGGCGTAGGAGTCGAACATGAACCCGCCAGAGCGCGGGTCGGTTGTCAGGTCGGTGCTGTCGATGTCGCACAGCACCGTGTCGCCGACAGGAACGGCTCCAGGGATGCCGAACTCAACTGCGGCTTCCATCGCGAAGTCGGCGTCCTGGTGGAGCGGATGGCGCTCGCTGGTCATACGTCATCTCCCTTGGTGCGGGGGTTGCGGTGGGTCTTCGGGCCGGTGCGGATGCTCGGTTACGCACGGGTCCCATGACGGGGGCGGGTCGCTGTGCGTGTCGCGCACCTGTGGCCAGTGCGGGTCGATGTCGCTGCGGCTCGGGTCCAGCAGTTCGCTCAGGCGGTAGCCCCGCACCTGCCGCCGGTTCCGCAGTCGCAGCACCAGCAGGACCGCGGCGACGAGAAGGAAGAGGCCGCTGATGGCGAGTGAGACGTCCGAGGCGATGATGTCGGCGGTCACGAGGCCTCCAGTGCGAACAGGACATCCTGCGAGAACGGCACCGGCTCGGGGGCGGGCATGTCGGCCGGGAGCAGCTGCAGGACATGCAGGCCGCCCTTGGTGAACCCGGCCCGGCGGAACCCGGCCTTCAGGTAGCAGCGGCCCGGGTCGCGCTTGTGGCGGACCTTGGAGGCGTCGATCAGGGTGACCATGCCGAGGTCCGGGACAGCGGGCCAGCGCGCCAGCGTGTGCGCCACAGCGTGCCGGATCATGTCCGACGCGAGCCCGGGTCCTTCCTTGCGGAACAGCGTGTTCATCCACGCCCCCCCCCCACTCGTGGAGCACGAACTCGGCCTTCGGCCAGAGGGATATCCACGCCGCACTGCGGTCAGCCGAGCGCAAGACGAGGATCGGGCCGGGCGGGTCGGCAGTCCTCCACTTTGCGAGGCGGCAGTAATCCATGCTCCGGTCGATGCCTATTCCGATGCGTCCAAGGGCAGACGCCACCAATAGCGATGTGCCCGTTCCCGAGAATGGATCCAGCACGACAGCTGGCCGCGCGGGCGCGGGAGCCCACCGGTCAAAGTGGTATTCGCGGACTGGCCCGCGCGGGTTCTCCAGTTCTTCGACGTAGCGCCGGTAGCGCTCGCCGCCATTGCGATCATTCATTCCGCGAGCAGCGCGATCAGTTCCCGCGTGGAAGTCCTTGCCGCGCCGCTCCGGGTGATCGGTGAAAGGCGTGCAGGCGCAGGCGTAGCCAGTGATGGTGTTCTGGCTCAGGACGTGCGTGCCGGCCCGGCGGTCGAACCCATGCGCGCCGTCTGAATTAAGACCGGCGACGCCAGGCCTGTCACCAGGCCGCAGCGGGATGCGCTGGACGTCGGTGACCGGACGGCGCCCCTCGCGGCATTCGGTGCAGATTCCTGCTGGTGACCAGCCTGCGATGATGCGGCGCGGCAGTTCCATCGGGAACGCGGCGAAGTGATCGACCTTAAGATTCGGCGGGACGGAAAGCGGCTGAGATGCAACCTCCCAGACGGAACCGGGCAATCTTCCCAGCGGATTTACCGCGTCCGCCATCGCGCGCTTGCGCTGACCCGGAGGCGTTGGCCGGCTCGCGCCCGGCGCCCGGGCGTAGTCGCTCGCTGGTTCCCGGATCTCATCTACCGCCGAGTAGTAGCGGGCACCCTTGGTGAAATGGAAGACCTGCTCGTGTGAACGGCGCACCCGGTCGGACGCGCTTTCTGGCATGCCGTTGGGCTTGCTCCAGACGACTTCCGCCCGCAGGGTCAGGCCGAGGTCGTCGACACAGCCGAGCGCGTAGCGCCACGGCAAGCCCATCAGGCTCTTGAACGGGATCCCGTAGACCTCCGGGGCGTTAACCGGGCCACCATGCGGCACTTTGGCGGTCCCGCGGAAGCCGTCAAGGCTGCGCCCGTTCCCCCAGTTCGCGCCCGTGTAGGTGCTGTACTTGTCACCGAGGATGACGAATAGGCTGCCTGTCGGCTTGAGCACCCGAATCCAATCCCGCGTGCAGTCCAGAAGCGCGGCGACGTAGGCGCGCGGGTTCTCCTCGCTGCCGATCTGGCCTGCGTAGTGCTCGCCGTTATCCGTGTAGGAGCGCAGGCCGAAATACGGCGGCGAGGTCACGATGAGATCCACCGACTCATCCGGCAGCGGCAGTTCGCGGGCATCTCCCCGCAGCAGGACGACGCTCACCGCTTCCACCCCGGCTCACGCGCAGTGCTCTTGTATCCCTCGGTGATCCACCCGAACCGCTCACGCTCGGGAACACTCAGCGGGCCCCCATCCTGCGGGCATCCGGGGACCTTCTTGCGCGTCACCCGCTTCCACACTTTGGGGGCCATGACAGCCAGCACGATGACCCCGGCTACGGAGCCGTAGGCGATGGCGAAGACGATGACCACGGCGGCGATGAGATCCAGCAGGCCGCTCATGCTGCCGTCTCCCCTGGCCTGCTGCTCCACTGGCCATCGCAGGTAGCGAACTGGCTCACGCCCGATCCGCCGGGGCTGAAGACCATCACCGAGACGAGGTGGGGGTCCTCGTGCGATCGGCAGGTGTAGCCCTTCGCCTCGTCCCCGGGGTCCAGGCGCTGGTCGATCCGGTGGTGGTGGTCATCGGCGAACAGCCCGCTGCCGAGTCCCAGGAAGGTCAGGAGCCCGGCGGGGCAGTTCGTCCCGCCCTGGCTGCGGCGCTTGCGGTGGCCCACCGAGTGCGGTCGGCCGATGACGGACTGGCCGCAGCAGACACAGGCCCACTGGTCCCTCTCGTAGACGGCTTCCCTGGTCTTCGCGTCCGGCCCGGTGTCGCTGCCAGCGGGCAGTGGATGCCGCGCCGCGGATTCTGCGGAGCGGACGTGCCACCCCCCGCATCCGGGTACCCAGCACTCCTCGATGACTGCCCCGGGCTGCTGGCCGCGCTTGGACAGGCGCGCGTCGAGTTCGGTGTCGTAGCGGGTCCCGCACTTCCTCATGGGCGTGCGCTGCGAGAGGCTCACCGGATCCCAGCCGCTTCACCGGAGACAAGCGCCAGCTTGGCCCCCCTCGTCTGGGCTCGCTTGCGCCGCATGTGCTCCCGAGAGTTGCGGTTCGCGCAGGGGCGGCAGAGGCGCCGTCCGTCTGGCCCCGGCTCCGGAAGCTTGTGACCGCGGCTGCAGATTTCATTCGCATAGGCAGCCCGCTGCGTATTGACCCGGTGAGTGACGGCTTCCAGGTGATCGGGCCTGACGCACCGCCGGTTCCGGCACAGGTGATCGGGTTCCAGTCCTTCAGGGACTGGTTCGTATGCCATCTCGTACGAATAGTCGTGTGCTTTGCGGTGTCGGGTGCCGTCCGAGAAACGGCCGTAGCCCTTCTCGTCAAGCGATCCGGTCCACTCCCAGCACTCGCCCAGTTCGGGGCGATGCGCTGGGACGGGACCGTTCTTGTCGACGTTTGGCCAGAAACGGTCGGCTGGCGGCAGTCGCCGGGCCCGGCTAACCTCATCGCGGTAGCACCCGCACGATTGAGTTCGCCCGAGCTTCAGGTTCGCAACAATGACCATGCGTTCTGTCCCGCAGTCACACCGGCAATGGACCCGCGACCGGCGTGAGGTGCCTGGAGGGCAGCCCAGCACCGTCCAGCGACCGAATCGCTCCCCGGCTGTCACTCGGCACCGCCCGTGGCCTGCTTGTGCTGCTCCCACAGCGCCGAGGCGGCCTGCTCGCCGTTGCCCTTGACCGCCTTGAGCGCGCCGTCCAGCCGTGCGGTCAGCTTCTTGACATCGGCCGGGGTGAGTTCCTCATCGGCCGGATGCCCGGTCACCCAGGCGATGAACTCGGCGCGGTCGGCCGCAGTCCCCAGCGGGACCTCCTGGAGCAGCTGCTCCAGCCTCCCGGTCGCTATACCGGATGCAGCCGGCCCGGGGCTCGCCGGCGAGCCGTCCGGGGTTCCCTGCTCGGTAGCCGGCGCCGAGGTCTCAGCGGGCGCCTGCCCGGCCGGCGCGGCCACGGCCGGGTGCTCCACGATCTCTGCCTCAACGATGTCGCTGTGGCCGCTGGGCAGAGCCGGGGCGTCGGGAAGGCTGCCCAGCCCGGCCCGCGGGCGCGCCTGCTCGGCTGCGGCGGCTGATGCGCGCAACTGCTCGCGCCGGTACTCGCGGCTGGTCGGCACCCACGGCTCGAGCCGCTTGGCGAGTGTCTTCCACCACATGCTCCGGCCCGTGAACTCGGGGTGCTCCGCCCCGCCATCGAGACGGTTCCACGGGCTGAAGCTGTCGTCGGGCTTGTAGCCGCCGGAGTCGCGCGCAGCGAAGATGTCATCGCGGGTGAGGATGACGACACGGGAGAACGAGCCGTTGGTGAGCTGGGCGTAGGAGTAGCCGCCGACCATCTGCCCGCGGGACTGGGCGGAGGAGAAGAACGCGGCCCCGGTGGTGCCCTGGGCGAACCGGTGGACGGGGATGTCCATCTCGCCCTCGCGGTAGTCGAAGTAGTCGCGCTCGCACACCTCGCGGACGACGACCTTCGCGACCGCGCCGGAGCGGTACATGCGCTCGATCACGCCGCGGTAGCCCTCAATGCCGAGGACTTTCGGTCGGCCGTGGTCCATGCGAGGAGTCAGGTAGTACTCGTCGGTGCCGGGCATGTGGCCGAGCGCCGCGCATTCCATCAGCGAGACGATCAGGCTGTCGGGGTTGGCCTGCGCGCAGCCCATCAGCGTGAGCTTCCTGCCCGGCACGTCCGACGCGTACAGGGCGCCGGCGGCCGTGCCGAGGAAGGCCTCAACGTCCACCGACCCGGGCAGCACGGCATCGAAGTGGCGCTTGCGGGTCCACATGATCGCGACGGGCCCGCTGTCGCGCTTCTCGACGGCCTGGGAAACGGTCTGGGCGGTCATGACTGCTCCTTGGATGCTGCTGTCAGGGCGGGGCGGATCACCCGGGCGGTGCTTGCGTGCCTCGCGGGGATCAGCCGGACTTCGGGCTTCGGGGACCTGGTGCACGCCGCGGCGATGTCGGGGTGCTCGGCGCGCAGTTTCGTCGTGTCGATGCGCTTGGGCTTGCTGACGGAGCGCGTGGCGACCTTGCGGCCGGTCTCCGCCTCGATCACGTACCGGCCGTCGCCGACCTCGGCGAGCACCCGGTTGGCCAGTTCGTCCTTGCGCCGCCCGGCCAGTTCGTGCCGGCGCACGGCGGCCTCGTAGGCGGTGCCGAGGTGCCGCGGGATGATGACCTCGCGGTCCTCAAGCTCCGGGTGCAGCTGCTTGAGCGCCTGGCGGGTGGCGGGGCGCCAGTCGACGTCGGGCTCGGTGCCCTCGCGCAGGCGGCCGAGGAACGTCTCGGCTTCCTCGCGCATCAGCTTCAGGTCGGCCTGCGCCGCGTCGTCCAGCGTGATCTCGTAGACGCGGAGCTGGCGGCGGTTCATGAACAGGCAGGCCACGAACGCGGTCTGCACGCCCATGACGTCCATCTGCCACAGCACCTGGCAGCGATAGTGCAGCGGGATCTCGTCGGTGCCGTCGTCGCCCCAGCCATCGAACCCGCCGTCGGTCTTGCATTCGAGTACGGCGTACGGCTCGTACTCCTCGATCACATCGTCAACGCCGTCGATGAAGTCGAAGCGGATGTCGCTGACGATGCGATCCGGAGTCGCGAGTTGCCACGGCCGGTACGGGTGGGCATACAGCTGGCGCCCGTCGCCTTGGACCGAGAACTCCTGGCGCTGCTCGGCGAACCGGCCGGCCACGAAGTCCTCGAAGTGGCGGCCGATGGCCAAGGCCATGCTGTCTTCCTGCTCAGGCAGGTTGCCGAGCTTGCGGTGGTACAGAGAGAAAGGCGAGTCGTAGGGCGACAGGCCGATCACCACGGCTATTTCGCTGGCGGTCACGCCCTTGCGGCGAGCGTCGTGCCACCCGGCCTCGCTCGCGGTCGGAATCAGGACGCCGTTCACTCGCCCTTGCCGCCGTCCGGGGTCTCAGCAGCCTCAGCTGCGTCATCGGCAGCGACGGGAGCGGGCTCTGCGGTTTCGGTAACTCCCTGGTCAGAGACCGGCGGGCCGGGTGCTATGTCCGCTTCCGCCGCGGCCTCAGGCGTCACCTCGTCCTTGCTGAGGGGTTCGCCTTCTGTCGCGTCCTCTTCATCGTGGGCGGCCTCGAACGCCGCCATCGCTGCCTCTTGCGCGGGTGGCAGGACTACGGGGGGTTCAGGCTCAGCGACGGGAAGGGGCTCCAGCGCTCCCGCGCCGTGCGGAACCAGCGAGACCGGCCTGCCTGCAGCCCACCGTGCGTTGCAGGCGTCGTAGTCGGCGCACCGCGGCCCGCGGGTGGGAACCTCAGGAATCAGCGAGGAGGGGCCGATGGCACCGCACCAGCCGCAGCGGACGTCGGGCTCGGGCCGGGCTGGCACCGGGGGCAGGGATGGCCGCGGTGCAGTGCTGTGCAGCGGCAGCGAGGCCGCGACGTTCGGGGGCAAGGTGGACTCCGTGACGACGGGAAGCTTGCGGTGGCGGCCCGGGTGCAGCCTGGGCCGCGGGGAGCGGCCGATCATGGCTCATTCCAGACGGGGCCGGTCATGACGTTGAATGCCTCGATGTCCGTTCGAGGCCAGGCCGGGGCGAACCGGCGCCGGGCCTCACGGGACGCACACGCGAACGCGGCAACCTCGGTGCGGTGCGTGTGCTCGCACTCCCAGCGGTAGTGACCGCCGGCGCGGGCGACGTAGACGATGCTGGCCTTGTGGCCGCTCAGCGGAACGCTCATAACGCCGCCTCCTCTTCGGGGCGCAGGTCTCCGCTGCGCGTCAGCACAGCCCGCCGGCGCTTCATGCAGGACCCGGCCAGCGCGCCTCTGGGTGACGTGCACGGCTCACCGGCCGGGACGTCGTGCACCGGGCACGGGACGGCCAGCGCGGCGTCCGCCTTCTGCTTTGTGGTCAGCCGCACCTGGTCACCGCCTCTGCGATCTCGAAGTCGAGCCGGGCGCGCTCAACCTGTTCCGTGACTTCATCGATCAGCAGTTCCGCGGCGCGTTCCCTCGCTTCCATCAGGGCAGCGACGGGGATGCCGGTGCGGGATGAGATCTCCTGGAACTGGGCCAGGATGGTGAGGTGCCTCATGAGGCCACCGCCGGGACGAGTTCGTCAGGGACGTCGAGTTCGAACTCGAAAGGCTCAACCAGCTCGTCGTGGTCGAACCGGCCGATGAAACGGACGGCGGCCACCGGCAGGGCCACCATTGCGTTGGTGCCCTCGCGGTAGAGGGTCACGCCGCCAGTCCCGGCACGCACACCTGCGACGGACAGGGCGCGGTAGAGGGCCAGCGCGATCGGGCACTCTTCGCAGTCGCCCGCGAGGCCGTGGTTGATGTCTTCCTGCGTGACCTGAATCGTGACGTTCATCGCCCCGCCACCTCCGGCCGGTACCCGCGCAGGTCATCGGGAAGGTCCGCAAGCTCGACCAGGCGCCCCATCTCGGCGCGGGCGAACCGCGCGTTCTCAGCGCTTGGCCTCGGGGACGGCACCGAGGGGATGCGGCGCATCCCGATGCCAGCCACGGACGGGAGGCGTCCCCATGCGCGGCGCAGGGCTATGACTTCGCGGCGCGTCATGGGGTCACCGCCGGAGCCTTGGCGTCAGCCAGCGGGAAGATGTGCAGATCCCGGCCG